TGCCATCAGCTACTCCTTTTAATCCTGCGGCACCGATGGCCAACCCCACGTACGCGCAGCCGTCCGGTTTGCAAGGACTGCAAACAAATTTAAGTGGCCCACTGGGTTCCAACCTACCCCCACCATCTGTACCCCAAGTGGTTACTTCTGCGGGTACTGGAGCGCCTCCTGAGACAGACATACTAAAACAAATGATTAACCCTAACGGGGCGGAACGATTTGCAGGAACGCAAAACCTTATTGAAAATCCGGTTTCAGTTCCATCTGACATGTACACCAAAGAAAGCTTGCGAGTCCCATTGGATGAACAGCTTGGCCGGATGCCTACTGAGGCAATACCAAATACAACAATTCCAGCGCAAGCCGCTACTCCCGCATCAGATGCAATGTCCGGCATCAAAGGACTCTGGAAAGATTTCAAAGACATGCCTTTGAAAGACAAGGCGATGTACGGCTATTTGGGTTCTGCTGCATACCAGATGCTGAACCAACCCAAGCCGTACGAGAAGCCAAAATACAAGTCCACTTTTAATGCTGACGCATACACAGGCTACAACCCAGTTCCTCCAACACCGTACCGTCCTCAGTATGCACACGGCGGTCTGGCTGATCTAGGCGGTTACTCCGATGGTGGGCGCATGCTCAAAGGGCCGGGAGATGGTATGTCTGACGACATTCCTGCGACAATCGCCAACAAGCAGCCAGCACGCTTGGCCAACGAAGAGTTTGTAGTACCTGCCGATGTAGTGTCCCACCTTGGTAACGGCTCATCTGAAGCTGGTGCCAAACAGTTGTACAAAATGATGGACAGAGTTCGTCAGGCGCGTACTGGCAACAAGAAACAAGGCAAGCAGATCAACCCTGAAAAGTACCTCGCTTAAACATGGCGCTTTACCACATTCCTCCAAATCAACTCCCATTTGTCTGGGACAAAGCCGCGCCGTTTTTGCAAAAAAGCATTGATACTGAACCGGACTTTATGACGCTTGAGCAGGTGGAATACGCCATACGCATAGGCAAAATGTTTTTGGTGGTTTGGGATGAGCCGGATGAAGGCATTACTGGCGCGGCAGTAGTTGAGTTTATTGATTATCCGCGCTATCGTGTTGGTCACGGAACTTTGCTTGGCGGAAAAGGTGTAGTAAAGCCGCATGTACTGCAAGAACTGGTAGCTTGGATGAAAGCTAACGGAGCCACGGTAGCCCAATGCTGGTGTCGTGACGAGTTGGTTCCCATGTATAAAAAGATGGGCATGGAAGAAACCCATCATGTAATGAGGATGAAGATATGAATATCGTCAAAAGCCTGTTTCACTGGTTGACCGGGCACCAGTTCACCTTGTATATGGGCGGTGGCGGTGGCGGTGGGCCAAACACTACATACTCCCAGACTTCCAACATCCCTGAGTATGCACAACCGTACGTTGAGCAGATGCTTGGCTCTGCTCAAGGTGAAATATTTAATAGAGATGCTTCTGGCAATCCCACAAACATAAAAGGATACAAGCCTTTCAGCACAAACCCCAACGCATACGTAGCCGGTTTTTCGCCAATGCAAAACCAAGCAATGGGAACCGTGCAGAACATGCAAGTTGCGCCGCAAGAACAAGCAGCCTCAAACATGACGGCCTATGCTGGTGCAGGGGCAATGGGCACAAATTATCAGCCGGGTCAGTTTTCTGTAGGCCAAGCGCAAGCACCAAATTTGCAAAACTACCAGATGCAGGGGCCGCAAAACCTTTTTTCTCAGCAGTTCAACCAAAACTCTGCGCAACAGTACATGAGTCCGTACATGCAGTCCGTAGTGGATGTGCAGCAGTCCGCAGCCCAACGCCAAGCAGATATTGCAAGTACACAACGCGGCGCTCGTGCTGCCCAAGCCGGTGCTTTTGGCGGTTCTCGTCAAGCTATTGAGAATTCTGAAGCCAACCGTGCTCTGGCCGACCAGAAGGCCGCAATTCAAGCACAAGGTTTGCAAGGGGCCTACGGCCAAGCGCAGCAGCAGTTCAATGCGGATCAATCGCAACGCATGCAAGCTGGCTTGGCAAACCAAACAATGGGCTACAACGTGGGCAATCAAAACCTACAGTCCATGCTCGGTACGCAACAACTTGGCGCTGGCCAGAACATGCAAGCACAGCTTGCAAACCAACAAGCCAATCAAGCCGCGCAACAAGCGTATGAGCAGTCTCGCCAGTACGGTGCAGGTCTTGGCATGCAAGGGTATCAGACAGGTTTGCAAGCCGCAGGCCAGTTGGGACAGCTTGGCCAAAACATTTACGGCCAACAAACCGGTATTGCTCAGTTACAGAACCAATACGGCGCACAACAACAGGCGTTGGAACAATCAAAAATCAACCAGCAGATTCAAGACTACGCTACTGCACAGCAGTACCCGATGATGCAGTTGTCCAACATGAACGCTTTGACTCGCGGCATGCCTATGCAAAACACCAGCACAAGCGTGTACCAAGCTGCACCAAGTATTGGTTCTCAACTGGCTGGTCTGGGTACCGCAGCCTACGGTTTGTCCCAGATGGGTGCTCCAGCAGCAAGAGCCAAGGGTGGCCGGATCAAAGAAAAGAAACGCCCAGCGGGTTTGGCTGAGCTGGCACTGATGAAAATGCAGTAAGGAACACTCATGCTTAACGTAAAAACCCTCACCGATACGATGTCCCGCATGCAGTTGCCGGACTTGCAAAAGTATGCTGCACTGCACAAGAACGATCCTTACATTGTGACGTTGGCGCTATCTATTGCCAACCAGAAAAAACAGATGCAAGCGGGTCAGGCTGGCCAAGCCGGAATGCAACCGCAACCTAAAGTGGCTGACCAGCAGATTGCCCAGATGGTGGCTCCTCCCCCACAGCAAAGGATGGCTGCTGCACCGCAACAAGCCCTGCCAGAAGATCAAGGTATTGGACAACTTCCTGCGCCCAACATGCAAGGTATGGCTGGTGGAGGCATCGTTGCATTTGATGACGGCGGCAAAGTGCCGGGGTATGCGGACGGTGTATTTACTGGTTTGAAGAAAAAATACAAAGAGCTACAAGGATACGACTTTGAAGGCGGCCCTGAAACGTTTGAGAAAGCGCTTAATGCGGAAGGTATCAAAGACCCACGCCAACGTGCATTCTTGAAATCTATCCACGACAAAGAGTCAAACCAAGCCCTCAATGCCCCCACACGTAAAAAATCTGGGGCAACAGGCCCAATGCAAGTTACCGAAGATGCTTGGACAGATGTTGCAGGTAAAGGTGAGCCATTAAAGAATCGCAGCGACCCGTATGACAACATGCGTGCTGGTATTCGCTACGCCTCAAACGGTTGGGCGCAATCTAATGGTGATCCTGTACTGGCCGGAACTTACTACTACGGTGGCCCCGGCGGTTTTGCTAAAGCTAAAAACAAAGAATCGGTGGCTTCTGCTGAAGATAAAGGCCAAACAACGCTTCAGTACGGCAATGATGTAGCCAATCGCATGAAAAGCTTTTTGCCAAGCAACATTACTCCCGGCGCACAAGCGCAAGCAGCGGCTCCTGCGCAAGCAGGTATTACTGCGTTAACGGACAGTGGGGAGTACACCGACCCAATGACTGGGTTTTCTTCAACCCCAGATACTGCGCCACCAATAAGCCAAAAACAAGCGCAAGACTTTAAAATTGCGCAAGACACTGCCGCTAAAAAAGAAGCGCTTGTAAACCAAATACCGGGCCAAACCAGTAAAGCGCCGGAGTTCAAAGACACCAACACTTATTTTGGCGGTGTTGCTGACAGGGCAGGCATACCTTTAGAAGCTCAGCGCAATATATCTAATGCAATAAACGCAACAAGCGGGTTGACTGCGCCTGTTGGCAGTGTTAATCGTGCGGCTTCAACTGTTTCTAAAGGGCTTGAACCTACGGCAGAAATGATTCAAAAAGCCGAACAAGCAGCTCAAGTTGCCAACACACCGCGAATACTACCTCCGGCTAAAGCTGGCCTTGAAGCGCTTGATGAAACGTCTGCTGCTGCTCGCACTGCTGCTGAAAATGCACGCCGTATGAGGCAACTTGAAGAAGACCGTAAAGCCGCAACGGGCGCTCAGCAGTCTGTTGAAGCCGCTACTAAAACTGCCAGTATTGCTGACAAAACAGCTCGAGAAATTGCTGTTGCACAAGATGCCGCTAGACTAAACCACGCCAAGATGACAGGCGCTGCGCAAGGTTTAGCCGAAATGCAAGCTGTTGATAAAGCGGGGGGTATTCCTGATTTAACGGCTAATCAACCAACTGCTTTAACACCCAATGACAGAATGGGTGAAAGTGTTTTTGATCCAACCTATGGTGGTACGTTACCCCCCGAAGCTAAAAAAGAAGTCGTTGATGCGTTGAAAGAACAAACAGGTTCAACTACCAGTGAACTCAAACAGCAAGCCGCCGACAGCGGAATGGATTGGAACAGCTTTTTGGTTCGTTTTGGTTTGGGCATGATGGCGGGAGATTCGCCGTACTTCTCACAAAACGTAGGCAAAGCAGGACTCGGCGCTTTGGATGCGCAAATGGCTGAACAGAAAGCCAAGCAAGCCAACGCCGCAACCCAAGCCGATATTGCGTACAAACAAGCGTTGGCCAAGCACGCTACGATGCCGTCATCTGAAATACAAACGTTGGAGTGGGCACGTGATCCTAACAACATGAAGTTGCTCAAGCAGATTGCGCAAGCAAAGGCCGATCCAAAAGCAAGCGCACAAGAGGCTTTAGCGTTCTTGAAAGATGCAGGAGTTGTGCTCAAAGAAACCGACCCAGTGCTGTACAACGCTTTACGCAACAAAGTTTTGGGCGGTGTTCCCCCACAAATACAACCTTTTGCAGGTGAAAGATCTTGATGGCATAATGCACACACCTTGGCGCAAAGTCCCGCCAAGGGTTCTCAACTTTTAAAAGTAAAGCTATGGCACAAAGTCTCCCATTACCAGACGGCACATCGGTAACTATCAGGGAGGGCGAAACGCCCGAAGACACGTGGCAACGTGCTATACGGGAATACCCTGAAGCTTTTCAACCACAAAAACCCAAAGAAGAAAAAAAAGAACCCACCCTTGGTGGGCAAGCCAAAGAATTTTTAAAAGGTATTGTGCCCGGCGGTGTTGGGCTGTTGGAAACTGCGGGTACGGGTATATCCGCATTACTGCCACAAGAACAAGAACTTGCTACTCGACGTGCAATTGACGAATATGCAGCGGCGGCTAGAAAACCGTTTGAGGCAGCGCCGGGTTACGAAGACACAATAGGACGTAAGTTAGGTGAAGGGGTGGGGTCGTTCTTACCGCTTGTGCCGTTAATGGCTGCTGGGCCTTTAGGCGTAGCCGGTGCAGGTGCTTTAAGTTTAGGTGCGGGTGCAGGTGAAGCGCGTATAGGCGCAGAACAGGCTGGCGCAACACCTGAACAAATATCAAGAGCTACGTTGTTGGGCAATATTCCCGGCGCTTTTGATTTAATTACCCCTGCCAGAATACTTGGACGTGTAGCTGAACCGATTAAAGCTGGTGCGGTGGCTATGGTTAAACGCGCCCTTGTTGCTGGTGGTGAAGAAGCGGCGCAAGAAGCGGCTCAACAAATTGCACAAAATTTAATTGCCAAAGGCGTTTACAAACCTGACCAAGAACTTTTAGCGCAAGTAGGAGAATCTGCGGCGTATGGCGGCGCTGTGGGCGCTATGGTGCAAGGCTTTATGGATTTGGCACTGGGACGTAGAGTGCACGGCACTTCTACAAAACAACCTGTACCAACTGCTACCGAAGCCGCTGGCATCCCCGAGCCTACCGTGCGTGGCGAACAACCGCCAGCAGAAACAGAAGTGGGTGATGAAGAAGCCGCCATATTAAAAGAAGCCATTGCCCCCAAGAAGAAGGCCGCAATGGATAAGCAGCTTGCTAAAGAACAGCAAGAGTACTTAAAGAAATACCAGACACTGGCAGCGCAACGAGAAACAGACCAAGCAGAACGTGAGCGTATTGCTGCGCTCACACCAGAAGAATTTGCTACGGAGCAGATGCAAGGTATTGGAAAACAACCCAAAGTAAAACCGGTTGACCAAGATGAACTGGCAGCATTGGGTTACCAAACCCAACTACCGTTTGTATCTGGCGAAGTTGAAAACTACACAAGGCAGCAACTGGCGCTTGCAAAAGATAGGGAAGCTGCTCCTAATATCAACACCTATGTAGATTATTTGCTGGCTAAGCCTGATATGGCACGGCAAGTGGCAATGTCTGGCCAACCTGTGCCCGGTCTTTCTATAAAGCAAAGCCACAGCGTAAAAAGCATTTTGCTGGATAAGTTAGAAAAACAAGACCGTGATGCCGCTAAAGCGGCTGAACAAGCCAAACAAACTGGGTATGAGCGCGGTCGAAACCTGCTGGGGCAGCAGCAAAGCGATCAAACAAACCAACAACTCCTTAGTGCAGCCAGAGAAACACCTGCCGCCCAAGCGCAAGCATGGGAACGTGGTGAACGCGAAAGAATTGAAGCAAAAGAACAAGCAGAAAAAAACCGCATTGCTAAGCTGACACCTGAACAGTACAAGGCAGAACTTCGTCAAGTAAAACAAGAAGCATTGCCTGAAGGCGAAGAACCTGCGTTGATAAGTGAGAATGATCCGTTGCTCAAGCAACTGGTTAGCGCTTTGCCAAATGACAACGGGCGTGTGCTTCCGGGTCAAGTGTATGAAGGGTTGGGAGGCACGCGTACTGCACGCAAAGATTTACAAGCCCAGCTTGCTACCGCACGGATAACAGGCAACAAAGCCGAAATGTCGCGCATCAAAGATCAGATTGATGCAGGCAAAGAAAAACAAGAAGTTGGTGGTTTTGGAACAACTTCAGAAGCTGCTAAAAGTATTGGGGGAGGGGTAACGCCCGAGTCTCGCGCCAATGAAGTAAAAGCAGATCAGTTTTCAGATCAACAACGTTCTATTTTGTTGGGGTTGGTAAAGCAGTTAAATACACGCAACCCTTTAAACCCCGGACAAACCCGTAGAGACGCTACGCTTAGTCTGCCAAGTGTTTTTGAAAAACGCATAAGCGATGCCAAAGAAACTTTTGTTGCCGCACACGCCAATGAAATTGAAGCACGCCGCGCTGCCTTTGATCTTCCGCCTATGGCAGATTGGGAACGTGCCGAAGCTCGTGCCCGTGCGTTAGAAGCATTGAATGAGTTGTCAAGCCGTTGGGGTACGTTTGGTGCACCCGTTCGGGCAGTTGCAGTACTACAGCAACAAGTTCGTGATGCTACGCACAATAATTTGTTGGATGCAGCCAAGCGTTTTAATCTACAAGCAGGCACGGAAACCCAAGAAAAGTTAGCTGCATTTACTAAACAACTCCAGAAGTACACCAACTATAAGGGCGAAGAAATAAGCGTTCCGCAACAGACTGGCCCACGGATTGCCGCCCCCAGTGAGTTGACGCTTAAAGGAACACCGCGCATTCCAACAAACGATAAAGCCGCTGCGCTTAAATTTATTGACACGGTGTTGGATCAAGCCGAACGCCGCATCCGCGCTATTCCTGTTACAGAAAGAAAGCCTGTTGCCAAAGTTGGCAACATGGAAGATATTGCCAAGTTGTTTGAAGAAAGTAAAACTGGCGGCAAAACAGAAAAGCTAGATCAGGCAACGGTTGATTTGCTGCGTCGTTTTAGAAACAGTTTAGAAACTTCAACCGATCCAGAATTTATATCGTTGGCGCGTGAACAAGTGCAACGCGTAATGGAAGGCAGTGCGCCTGACCCAATGGCGCTGCGTGACCTTGATGAAATGATGAAGGGTCAGGAAGTATCGGGGCGCAGTGCTGGAAAACCGTTGTCCGCAGAAGATACAACCGCTGTTGCCCGTGGTGAAAAGAAATACGAAGCCCAACCGCAGAAAGAGTTGTTCCCTGAAGCCGGTGTGCAAGTTGCTCGTGCCACACCGCAAAACTTTCAAAAAATGTTGGACTCCCAAGACATCCAAGGTTTAAGAGCTGCTATTGCTAAACAAAAAGCAGACAACTTGGCGGCTTTGCAGTCCGTTGGTAAAGAGATACCCAACTTAAAAAACAAGCTGACCAAGGCCGAACAGAACTACAAAGCCAAATTAGCTAAAGCACAAAAGACAACCCCCGATGCCAAAGCGTTGAGCCGAAGCATGGAAGAAGAACTGACTGCGGCCAATGAAACTTTAAGTGCAATTAGCCAGCAGTATCGGTTTGTTGGTGCCCAACTGTCTGAGTTGGAAAACATGCGCAACGCTTTGTTGGCGGCGGGTGAGAGCGGAACTATTGATGCCAGATTTGCTTTGGAAGCTAACGCTTTAATCCAACAAGAAAAAGCTTTACGCAAACAGCAAGATGAATTGACCAAACAGTTAACCCAAGCGCACGCGCTTGTCAGTTCTGTTGAATCGTTCCAAGAAGTAGAGAAAAAATTTGTTGCTCCTGTTCTGGAAGAAAACGAAAAAGCAAATAAAGATTTGGCCAAAGCTCAAGCAGATTTAACCAAAGCCAAACAAGAACGGCTTGGCGAATCTCGGATTGAAAAACTGCAAGCTAAAGTAGAACAAGAAGAACAGCAACGCGCAGAAAAACAAAAAATTCCAGAAGGTGAACGCGCCACCGACACGGAGCAGTACCGTGCTTCTTTGCAAAAAGGCCGTGAAGGTTTAGATTTGCCCGGCCTGCGTGTTGAAAAAGACACAACAGGCATGAAGGATGAGATACATGAAATCCGCAGTGAGATGGGCAGTCTCAATGAGCTTATTGCTAGTAAAAAAACTAAACCAGAAAAACGGGCTGAATTTGAAGCTAAGCTAGAAGATGCTGAAGAACGCCTTGCCGCTGTGTACGAAAACGCACCAAGGGTTACTACTGAGTTGCAGTCGCGGGATGAAGAACGGGCTATGCGTGAGTACGACGACGCGCAAGCAGCGGCATACGACGAAGCGAAAGCTAGACGCGCTAAACGTACCGGTGAAAAAACAGAACGTCTTGTACACACACGCGGTACTGCACTTGTTAAATCCGTAACAGGGTCGGCTATATCTCAACCCCGCAAACCCAACAAAACGGTTGAAGTGGGTGAAGCAATTACAGACAAGCTGATAGAAGCAAAAACAAAACTGGCTGAGATACAGCGGCGTGTTGCTTATCTTAAAGACAACAACAAACACAAAGTAGCAGGGCGTTTAACCGATGCCTTTAAAGATTTGCAAGGCAAAGAACAGTTACAAAAACAAAAGCTTTCCAATATTCAAAAACGCCAAAGCAAAATTGTGGCTGTTGAAAAAGCAGCCACATCTGGCTACACAAAAGAAAAACAAAAAGAAGCCCTGCTCCAAGCCAAGAAGGAAGACGAGCGTTTTGCCCGTGGTGTTGAGGTCGAAAGCCCTGACTTGACGGCCACACAACGCAGCGCCATTGAAAGCAACGACATAACTGCGGCGTACTCCGATATTGCCAAAGACGCTAGTACCAGCAAGCTCAACCGCGTTGTTGCACAACGGTTGGCTGAAATGCTTGGCGGCACAAACATCCGTATTCAAGACAAGGTGGTTGACAAAAACGGTAATGCCGTTCTAGGTTCAGCTACCAGCAAGCAAATTAATTTAAACCGCAACGGCGGGTTGACGCAAGAGATTTTGTTGCACGAAGGTACTCACGCAGCTACTGAGCGTGTGCTTCAGATGGATGAAAGCAAACTCTCCCGCACGCAACTGATTGCCAAACGCGAACTCATGGCGTTGTACAAAGCTGTTCAAAACGATCCCCGCATTACCAGTAGCAGTGCCAAAGGCAGCTTGTCTGAGTTTGTGGCTGAAGTCATGTCCAACCGCAATTTGCAAGAACAGTTGCGTGGTAAGAAATGGAAACTATCGGATGCTTGGGCTGGGTTCAAGAGCATCATCTTGCGCATGTTGGGTATTAACCACCCAGAAACTATGCTGGGCGCTGCGCTCCAGTCAGTGGATGCATTGATGGTTCCGTCTGATGTGAAGTTGGACGTGAAAGAACGTGCGGTAAATAGGCGCCTGTCACAGAAAGACATTGCCGCGTTGCATACCGGCAGTAACTCCATGAAGCAGTTCGCCGATCAGTTTGGTCAGGACATCAAGGCAAAAGACCGCACGCCTGAAGATGTTGAACGTATTGCAAAAAATTACTTAATTGATATGGAACGCAATCCTGATGAGTACGTTGCTGCACCATACACAATGCGGAACTTGATGCGCAGAAACGCAGTGCTTACCAAAGAACAGGAAGCGGGGCTTGTAAAAATAAAAGAACTTCAAACGCAATTAAACAAAGACACGCGTGACTTTACTGCGGGTGAACCTTACGACGAAAAGTCTGCGCACTACAAAGAAACAACAAAACAAATTGAAAAACAACAACGCGAAATAGATCGCCTTGAAACAAAAATGGGTTCGTTGGATTATATTTCTGATACAAGAATGTCAGACGGCGAACAATATGACGACGACAATCCTTTGCACTACGTTGAAGCGGATGCAACTACATTCGCAAGTTTGAAGGCTCAAAGTAATGGGTACTTGCGTGACCAAGAAGCTCGCGCTATTCGGGACAAACGTGCAGAAGATTTAAAATCTCTTGTGCAACTATTGTCAGGTAACCCTTCGTACACATTAGCTGAAAACGCACTGGTGGCAAAAGCGGCTTCTAAATTTGCAGTTGTTTCAGATAAGACTGGGCGTTTAAAGTTAGCGTCTATTGCAAACAATAACCGAAACGGTGTTGCCGTTGTCAGTCTTGACGCTGCGGATGCTGTTATTCGTGAGTTACGTGCTGGTAAAAATTTAAAAGAAGCGTTTCTTGATGGCGTACAAGCAAGCACGGATCGTGCAATTAAAGAAAATTTACGCAAAGAAGGTTGGCAAAAATTTAACCAAACCGAACGCGAAGAAACAGCACAAAGTTTAGCGGCGCTTTATACGGACGAAGAGTTTAATGAAGCGTTTGGTCAAACAGGTTACGACATTGAAAACGAAAATGAATTAATTGAAATGCTCATTAATGATGGGCTGCTACCAGATCGTCGCAGTAAACTAAGCAATATTCAAACAAACTTTGAAAAAGCAGCCATTGAACTTAACAAGGCGTGTGCTGGTACATCTTGGTGTACTGGCAGGGATGAAAACTACGCCCGTGACCACATTGCTGGTGGAGACTTCTACGTCTACTATAAACAAGGCCGTCCAGAAGTTGCCGTGCGCATGACCGGTAAAAATGCAATTAAAGAAATTCGCGGTAATACAGACGATCAAGCGTTGAACAAAGAACAACAAGCAATTGCAGAAAACTTTTTAAATAGTAGTAACTTTGCAGATGCCGACGAGTATTTGTCGCAATTTAAACTTAAACAAAAAGCAATTGAAATTGCCAAAGGCAACGCTAAGTTTACGCCTGAAGATTTGATGAGCAGCAAAGTTGTGCGTAACGGTAAAATAAATGTTAAAAAGTTGTTGGACTTTGAACTTATTGATGGGTACCGGGGGCTTCGTGGTCGCCCCACAGAAGAAGTTGAAAAATTCTTTGAAAGCAAAATTGAAAAAGCTGTTGAAGACGCATACGAAAACGGATACTTTATTGGTTCGCGGATTGTAGTTAGTTTTGACGGCGTTAGTAACGTGGAGTTGAACGGCAAAAAATACCAACCTGATTTGAGTGATATTAAAGCGGCTGAAACAATCAGCGTTAACACTGTTAACGGCAGAATAGAACTTCCTAATCTGGAGTCGGTACAAGCTTTAAACATTCACGGAGATGAAGACTACGTAACAGATTTGCATTTGCCAAAAGTAAAGTACATCCCTCAAATATTTGCTTTTGGCCGCGATGTTGATACGGCTGTTGTTACGCTTGCGCCAAACGCAACAGTGGGCCTTATTGACGGCAGCAATACAAACGACGCGCATATAACCGTTAACAACGTTGCTGTTGTTAAAAATGCTGAAGCACCAAAAGGTAGAACACTGTATTTAAAATTACCAGATACTAAGTATCTTCCGTTTGAAGGCAACATAGAAGCTGACGTTGTTATTTACGCTCCGCAACGTGTCGAAGGCGCTCCCCCCATTGAAGAAATGGTTGAGCGCGATGCTGAAGAACCGCGTTATGCGCGTGCGCAAGCCAAAGGGTTTGAAGACGAACTGAACGTGGCCAGCCAAGTAATTGCCAAACCCAAAACTGTAGGCCAACAAATCAAGGCAAACCTTGGCTTGGGATTCCGCACACAGGTTTTAGACAGGCTAGCACCGTTGCACCAAGTGGCTAAGGATATGCTGGAGCCGTTGAAAGGTATGCAGATGATGCACTACCTGTTGGCTTCAGACCAACGCATGTCTTATGTTCAGCAAGCCGTTGGCAACGGCGTGCCCCAGCGTGTTCCGTACAAATACACTGATGGTCGTACTGAGTACATTGTTGAAAGCGTTAGTGGCGCTAATCTTGCCAACGTGGTGCGTACCTTGGCCAAAGCCCCCGGCATGAACGGTGAAGCGGCTAACCAGTTGTTTACCTTGTACTTGCTTGGCAAGCGTGCTGACCGCGTGGGCTACGACAAGCTTAACTTTAGCGTTGACGCAAACTCAATTAAACAAGCTGTACGAAACATTGAAAGCAACGAAGCTTTGCGGGATGTGTTTGAGGAAGCGCGTACTGAGTACAACGAGTACAACAAAAACTTGATGCACTTCTTGAAAGACACAGGCGTACTGCCCCCAAGCGTGGCCGATGAGTTAGCGGCTACTAACGACTACATACCCTACTACCGCGAGCAAAACGGCAACGCTGAATTGGTGATTGGTAAAGAAGGTATTTACAAGATCGGTAACCTTGCAGACCAGCCCCAGTTGCGTGAGTTGATTGGCGGCGAAGACAAGATTCTTGACTTTGCTACAAGCTCTGTTCAAAACACTTCCATGATTATGGATGTGGGCTTACGCAACTTGGCTGCAAAGAACGCTATGTTTGAGTTGGTAAGTCTGGACTTGGCACATTTCTTGGGTAAAGACACCGCAGCGCCAAATGTTGTCAGGTTTAAAGACAAGGGCGAAGAAAAGTTTGTCCGTGTTGATACTGATGCCGTGGGCATCCCCGCTGACTTACTGGTCAAGGGTATGGAAGGTATCCCGGTCAGCACTAATGCGTTGGTAAAGGTAATGGGTTTTGCTTCCAGTACTGTTCGTAAGGGTGTCATGTTGAACCCGTTATACCCCGTTAAACAAATACTGCGCGACTCTGTTGCGGTTCCTTTGCTTGCTGGCGCTGACTTTGCTGGCCCTCTTGGTGCGCTCAAGGCTTTGGGTAGTAGCGCAACCAAACAAAAACTGGAAGCACGCGGTATAACTGGTGGTCAGGTTTACACTGGAACAAACGAAGACTTGTCCCGCATCCTGAAAGACTTGATGGGTGGGCGCGTGGGACTATCCCAGTTTGTTGCCAAGGCCGAAGCTATTGCAATGGAGGCGGATGCTGCTACCCGCCGCGCTCAGTACGACTCCTACATCCGCCAAGGTTTGTCGCAGATGGAAGCCACTGTCATGGCACTTGAGTCCATGAACTTTAACAAGCGTGGGCTGTCGCCATCCATGCACTTAGCCACTACGATAATCCCGTTCTTTAACTCACAGTTGCAGAGTTTGGATGTGCTGTGGAGAGCGGCTAGCGGTCAACTACCTATGAGTAAGCGTTTGGATATTCAGGGTAAGTTACTGCGCCGTGGCTCCCTTGTTATGGCAACCGCTGTTGCATACGCCCTGATGATGCAGGACGATGACGCATACAAGAACGCACGCCCTGAAGAGAAATACGGCAATTTCTTTATCCGCATACCGGGATTGAGCGAACCTATCAGGTTCCCCGTTCCGTTTGAAATTGGCTATATTCTTAAAGGTATTCCAGAAGCTATTGTTAACTCAATGGCAACTGAACACGGTTCTGAAGAAGCGTGGAAAGCTTTTAAAAGCATTGCCATCCAGACAGTGCCCGGCGGCTCGTCCATGCTAATGCCTGCGTTGGTTAAGCCAATGATTGAGAACGCCACAAACTATTCGTTCTTTGGTCTGCGTGAGCTTGAAACACAGCGCGAACAAAAGCTGCTGCCGCAACAACGTTTCCGCGATAACACGTCTGAGTTGGCCAAAGAGCTTGGTGCAATGGTTGGGTATTCGCCAATCAAAATTGACAACTTGATCCGTGGCTACACAGGCACGATGGGCTTAGCCGCAGCACAAGCGGTGAGCTTTGCAATGCCTGAGAAACTGGGGCCGCAAGAAGCAACCAAGCGCCTGTCTGACACGCCTGTTATTGGTTCAATGTTCCAGCCCAATGATGCTGGCGGCATCATCAACGCTACCTACGACCGCATTGAACACATTGTGGAAGTCAAGCGCACATACGAAGACATGCTTAAGAAAGGTGAGATGTCTGAAGCCCGTGCGTTCTTGCAAGAGAACGTGAACGAGATAGCATCGGCCTCCGTTGCTGGTAATGCCAAAACACAGCTTTCAAAAATAACTCAAGCTATGAACGCGGTCAAAGCGTCCAGCATGACACCTGATGAAAAACGGGCAACGCTTGATCGACTGCAAAAACTGCGGATACGGATTGCCGATACTATGCGCGGAGTGCTCGATAAAACAGCACCCCAATAAGCCCACCCCGAATACACGGGGTGGCTTTGGCATCAAACACCCTGAACTTCAAGGCTTGGTTTAAACCGTCACGCCGTATCGCATCCGTGTCAAGGCAGGGGACAAAGAAACCCTGCCCCCTTTCAAGACCCTTCCAAGGGTAACGGATTGATAATTGTTTCATCGGTTTCCGTGATTGATCTGCTGATCTTCATGGCGGTTACCCGCATCGGTGGTGCGCTGGTCTTGGACATCATGTCTTTCTTGCTGACGTAGGACACCGTGAACTGATCTTCTAGCTGGCGCTTGAAGTTGGTGTAGCCAAAGCTCATGTTCGAGCAGAACGCTTTAAGTAGGCGCTCTTCAATGAAGAAGTCTACATGCCCTGCTGTAACACCGTGCTCCACCCGCCCCATGACTTCGTTGCGTGTTGTGTTCCTGTCCACCAGTGAACCGTCACCCAAATGCGCCAGTGGGCCAGCTTGAGCGCCATACCTGACCACCACAAACTTGCCTTGGTACTCTTGCACAAATGCGTTGAGCACGTCCTCGGCACTGCGGTAGCCGCCCTTGATACTGCCACGCTGGATGTTGATACGTTTGCGGTAGCTGTCTATTATCTCAGCCAAGGGGAACTGTGCAATACCTGCATGCTCATTGTTCATGATGATGCCTGCGGCCACAGCGCAACCGATACCGGCCATCCAGAATCGCTCGTCGTTGGGAGCCTTGTACTCAGCGTACATACGGCGCACGGTCTCGGGCACCAGCGTCTTGAGCATCTCAAGGTTGTCCACCATGTACTGCGCCAACGCTTCACCAGCTACGGCAAAGTTGTGTTGCAAGGACTTAATGATCTCAATCTCATCAGGCTCCCACATCAGTTTGTCGTCCATGACGTACTCAATCAGGCGGCGCATCTCACCCTCGGAGGCATGCTTGCGCGTACCCGACAGGTAGTCCACGGCGTGTGTGTTTGAAGACATGATGGCAATCGCCGCCCATGTGGACAGGTTCAAGCGTTCTTTGTTCGACCCAGACTCCATGCGTTCTTTGCCGCGCCCCTCGCTCATACTAAGCAGAAAAGCAGGGAACCACTCAAAGTCCTCACGGTTCTTGCTGGTGATCTCATCGGTGATGAGTGCGTTGCTGTGCAGAAGACCAAGCCGCTGCTGCATGGCGACAGGTGAAGTACCCGCACCAGTGCGGTAGTGGATGGGATGCCCCCAGATTGATGCCGCACCATCCAGCGCCAGCGACTTGCCAGTACCGGACTCGGTTGACGCACAGTGGATAGTCAGGCCGTGCAGTCCGGTGAAGCGCATCAGCGGTGAGCCAGCGCCCATGAGGATGATGGCCAAGTGATCCCAGAGTTTCTTTCTGACCAGCAGGTTGATGAACTTGCGCCAGTTCTCCAGCGTACCCACGGGCTTGGAGTTCATCGTGATGTTCTCAAGGCCGGGCATCGGCACTTCAATGGCTTCCTTGCGCGGAGAGTAAATCTTGCCGCCCCACACGTATGTATCAGCGGGTTGCCAACCACAGTAGTCCGGTACGTCAATCGGTCGCTTCTCGCTGCTCATCTTCTCAGCACAGGCACGCACGTAGTCATATAGGTTCTTGTCGTTGCCGGAGCCGAAGCTAGCCATGATGTTTTGTTGCGCCAGCGCCTTGATTGTTTCATCCCTGCTGACCACGGCTTTCTGTGGAAAGGAAATGTCCACAATCCTATATTCACGCACGGCCAACATATGCACAAGATGTTCACCGTTATTGTTCAGGATGTCCACAGGAAACAAGTCGTAGGGCAGCAACATGATCTGGCGTTTCGTCACGTTGCCTGTAGCGTCAGTGTCTTCCTTCTCCATGAACACGCCGCCCCGAACACCGTACGCATAACCCTTGGGTGCTTCAGGGCGGATTACTTTTTTTGCTGGCTTGCCCTCCGTGGTGGGTAGCTCCAGCGTAGTCTCGGCGGTGACCACGGCGGTCTCACGTCCAAGTGCCAGCGGGTTTGTGATCTTGCCCCTGAACTGACACCCGTCACAAACGCCGGGATTCTCTGAGTCAAACTTCACGCATGGGTATGGCCCCTTGATCTCGGCCAGCTTCTGGTGCATGCGCTCGTGTGGGTATGGGTGTAGGTCAGACAACCAGATCACAGCCTTCTCGCCATCGTTGCACTTCTGTGCAATGCTCAACCAGCCACGCCACAACGGCTCCATACCATCATCGGTTGCGTTCTCGGCGTAGTGCCTGAGTTGTTCACAGCCTATGCCATCGCGGGTCTTCTTGTAGATGTTCTTGAATAGCGTGACACTGTTCTCAAACAGCTTGACCGTGGTGGGGGTGTGGGGTGCGTCAGGGCGCTGGCCGGGCAGTGCAAGGGTTGTACTCTGCTGGCGCGGCAGCATCGGCATCGACCTAAGTTGGCTCTCAATGTGCTGAGCCAAGTCCTCAAAATCAAACGTGTCGCCCTCGGCTAGTATGCGCACTGGGCGCGGCGTAGCGTACTTGGCCTTGTTGTTGTACGTGCCGGGGAAGCGCAGTACTCGGGCAGAGTCGGCGGTCACCGTCATGTCAATGCTCAAGCCTTCTTGCTTACACAGGCGCTTGAGGTTCTCTGCAACAGGCTTCCATTCCTCAACAGCCACGTCCTTGGTGAACGGCCAATAGCAGTGCAAGCCACCGCCTGAGTCCACGATGTATGGCGTGCCCAACAAGTCCAGACCGGTCTTGACCATGAAGTCGTTGAGCGACATTGCCGCTGACTTCTTGGTGTCGTAGCCGTCCATGTCAATGAACAGCGACCGGATGAAGCGTGCGTTCTCGGCTGTGCGCTTGCCTTTGTTTTGAAATGTGGACAGCGCGAAGTAGATGTCCTTCTTGTCGCCCCACTTTGCTACGACTGCGGGTAGTTCCTCCAGATGTTCAACAAAATTGTGCTCCTTCTTTTTTGTAGTTAGCTCTGCCGTACAGTACCACCCGTTATTCGGGGACGGCAAAACAACCGCTAGAAATTCAAGCGGGTTCATGTGTATCCTCGGTTGGGTTATTTAAACAGGTCGAGCTGGCGTTCGTCGTGCAGAGGGAACTCTTTCTCTGGGGCTACGGCAGTGAAGCGGCGCAGCAGTTCTATCTGCCAGTCAATGGGTGCGCCTTCAGGATTGTCATCAACGTACATGGCGAAGTACTTGATGAGTTCTGTGTTGCTCAGGGTGCGAGGTCGTAGTGTTGACATATTTTTCTCCATGCTTCATCTGCTGTTTTGGAATTCTTCAAGAACGTGAGCATTGTTTCAACTCGGTGTTCGTAGGCAACAAAAATTTCACCGCCTTCAAACCAGTTGTAAACAGTCTGCCGTGACACGCCCAATGCTTTTGCAATACGCACAACTGAAAAGTTGAGATGCACTGCCCAGCGCCCAAGCTGATTGCCCGGGGTTTTTGGTGCACGCATGATTGCGTCGATTGTTTTTTGTGAGTAGGCCATATTGTTTGGGTGGGGGTACTCGCTGCACTGTGGGCCGCATGGGTTCAAGACTCAATTGTTTTAAACCACAGCATCCGCTTTCCCCCCGAAACTCCTTATTTATTCATCATCCCAGTCAGATACCAGATCAGCCAGCTTGCCTTTCTTGGCTGGCACAGCAGAACCCTTGGCAGCTTCCTTGCGAACTTCAGGTTCAGCACCATCGTCCTCGGCTACCGGAGCAGCCTTGGGCTTCTTGGCCGCTTTAACTTGCGTCTCTTCTGCTTCAGCTTCTTCAACTGCTTCAGCAGGTACGCTTTTGACAGGCTTGCCGGGAATCTCCATCTTGGGGGCGTTGGTCTTCACACCATCGCTCTGCGCCACGGTCATGACCACAGCACGCTTGGCATCATCGGACTCGGCTTGCTCCTTGATGATCTCGTACTCGTCGTCAGTCAACCAGCGTGTAGGTTTGAAGAACAGCTTGGGAGACTCGGCCTTAGTATCGAAGCGCATCTCGGTGACGATCTGCTCAGGATTGACCGGAGGGTTCTGCACCGCCAAGTAGCGTGCATAGGCTTGTAACGGACGCTTGTCACCTTCTTCCTTACCGAACACCGAAGTGGCAGGTAGGGTCAACTGCATCACATCCCCTGACGGGTTGTTGGCCAGCACAACAGCAAGGCGCTGTTGGTAGCGGCAAGCACGGCTATTACCTTGGCCAGAACCCGCGATGTTCTTCGGGCAGGTCATGCAGGTATCGGCTTGCTTGTTCTGTGCAGAAGCGTCAGGGCGTTCGCCATCGTTGCTCCAGCAGTCAGGGCCGGTGATATTGTCGGCATCGTAGGAGGCGACGTAGAAGATGCGGCTGACCTTGGGGGCAGCTTTCACAATGATGATCTCCAGATGGCGGTCATCAATCGCGGCAACTTCCTTGCCACCAGCTACCAGACGGAACACGCCGCCTTTGATAGAGATGCGCTTGGTGTTGGATACGCCGCCGCCTGTGAGGGCTTTGGCTGTGTCGGACAGTTCGTTGTTACGAGCGAATGCAGGTACGTTTGCGGGGGAAAAAAGTGTGATATTACTCATGGTTGCGTTACTTTCGTGATTTAGATTGCGAGCCATTGTTGCTCAGGTTTGATGTATTGCGTGTCAATGTCATAGACACCTAGCACGGGCGACTGTTGCCACGTAATGATGTGGTAGCAAATCGGGCTAATCTTTAAGAAAAACTCGACTGTACTTTTCATATCTGTGCAGTTACCGATGGGCATGTAAACATGCCCAACACCTTTTTCAAAATCGTACTTAATGCTGGTGACTTGGCACCCAAAGGTCGTTTCCATATTGCGCTCACTTGGTTGGTTTGGTGATACGGATTTCAAACTCAGTGTTTGAATTCAATCCCGGAGGTACAACCCCCGGATTCTCTTCAAGGAAGGTAGCCATGTTGGTTTGAGCGATGCGCTTCTCCAGCAGATCGACTACGCCGTGCTCAAGGATGAACTCCTTGAACGACGACCAGTCCTGCGTGTTGTAACGCGTCTTCGTCATCATGGATACCGTCCCAAAAGGACTTTTGACAGATGAGACACCGAGTGCCTTCATCTGGTCTTTGATAGCGAACTTGATTTCATCTTGTTGCGCTTTGAGTAACTCCACCTTGGTGTCGTACTCTTGTGTCAGTGTGTCGATCTCCAGCTTCATTTTGCGGTAGACCTTCACCAGTTTATCGAACGGAACTTGTTCTTCAGTCACTTTACTTCTCCTGTTTTTGTTTGTCTAAGGTTGGACAGTGTACACAGTAAATTCGGGTTTGCAACTCCTTTCAAGAATTTATTTCTATCTCAAACATCTGGGTCAAAAGTAAGTTATCACTCACTTTCCCTTCCAGTGCTTTGAACATTTTCTTTTCAATTGGTGAGCCTTGGATGTGAATAACAGTAACTTTGTCTGAGTTCTGTCCCTTGCGGTCAGCCCGTGCTATGCACTGGATGTACTGCTCCACGCTCATCAGCGGCCCAAAGAACACCACGGTGTCGGCAGCAGTCAGGGTAATCCCGTGTGCCGTTGCTTGTGGCTGCATCACCAGCACCCTTGGCTCCTTCTCATGCTGGAACCTGTGAATGATGTCAGCGCGTTTGTTGGCAGCTACGCCGCCGTGTATGCACTCGTTGGGGATGTTCTTCTTTGTCAGATGTGTTTGTATGGTGTCGATGCTGGAACGGAACAACGCGAAGATGATGACCTTGCGATCCGTCTCATCCAGTATTTCTTCCAGCACGCCAAGCCGTGGGCCAGCATCGAACTCGATAACCTCTTTGTCGTCTGTGTACACAGCACCGCAACTGATCTGCAAGAGCTTACTTACACCAGCGGCAGCGTTGACTGCGCTGATTGTTTCACCAGCGGCCTGCACCAGCATGCGGTCTTTCAACAAGTGGTAGTACTTGGCCTGTTGTGGTGTCAGCGGTACTTCGCGTGTTGTTGTCAGCACGGGCGGCAAGTCAAGGCACTGCGCTTTACTAAAGCGTATCGCTGGTTGCAGTGCTTCGTGTACCAGATCGGCTGCGTTGGCTTTCGGTGCCCACTTGTACAGCGTAATCTTGTTCATCACTTTGTCGCGCCATGACGTGTAGAAGTTGGGCACACCTTCAGGGTTCACGATCTTGGCCAAGCCGTACGCATCTGCTGGCGACTGCGATGCTGGAGTACCGGTCATCATCCACACGTGAGTGCTTGGTTTGATGATTGACTTCAGTGCCTTCCAGCGTTTGGTTGTCACCGTCTTGTATGCGTTGGCTTCATCTACGATCACCAGATCAAAGCGCCCATCAGCGTTGATCTCATCGGCTATCAGGTTCAGTCCTTCATAGTTAGCGATGACGAACTCGTAGTCTTGCTGGATCATCTCAATACGCCGACTAGCTTGAGGGTGGTGCGCGACGATGGCAGAGCGATGGATGATGCTGTTGCTCAGGTCAGCCAGCCATGCAGACTGCATAATGGACAGTGGGCACAAGATCAAGACACGGCGTACATGTTTAATGTTTATCAGGTAGTCAGCCGCCCATAGTGCAGCAAGCGTCTTGCCTGTGCCGGGTTCGGAGAACACAAACGCTTTGCGGTGCATCGTCAAGAACGCTGCCGTCTCGATCTGATGTTGCATAGGCTTGTACCTGCCCGGCCACTTATAGCGGCGTGTGATTGGTGAAGGTACGTCCTTCACCCCGAGGTTGCGTAGCACTCTGCATTCGTCCAGTCCCCAGTAGACAGCGACATCGAACCCACCGTCATCACGTTCAATGACTTTGTGTTTTGGAATGATGCTGTACTTATCTGGGTTTCTGGTTCTGAATATTAGTGCCTTGTCTTCAAGGATTTCCAAGATGCTTCTCCGTTGTTTTATTTGAGCGAGTGGTCGTGATTACGTTTTGTTGTTCTGTTCGCCCCTGCTGGTTTAACGCGCAGATTACTTCTGCTTGTCGAACCGCCTTTGCTGATTGGCTTGATGTGGTCTACATCTTTGCCGTCACCTTTGTGCACCAGCCCTTCCTTCATGAGCATGGCTCTGGCTTTGTTTCGCTCAGCACGCTTTTTTATAACGTCTGGTTTCTGTGCATACGCTGGGTATGTGTCACGGTCTTTGGGGTTTTTGTAAGGCATGAATGTTCCTTTAGTGTTTTGGGTTGTACTCACATGATTTAACTGGGCACCACGGACACAGCGCGGAGGACTTCGGGTTCCACACGCCTGTATCAAAGCACTGCTCTAACTTAGCCACACGCTCGCGGTACTTCCACCACTCAGCATCGGCATCGTCCAGCGCCATGCTGGACTTAACCATATCATTCTTGACCACGAACAGCAACGCTGACTTGACCCTGCGGATGTGCGGGAAGTGCTTGAACACCATCATCGACATCAGCTTTAACTGGTCAAGGTCAGGGTAGCGGTTGTTGCCTGTCTTGTAGTCCACGACAGTGGCGGTCAGGTTGTCGTCGTCAATGATGAGCAAGTCAGCAATACCACGCACCCAGCGTTTCTTCTCATTGAAACTGCACGCTTGCAAGTCAGGCGTGATGCCCATCTCGTATTCGCATAGCTTCCTGCCCGGCTTGGCCAGCAACGCATCAAGAACTTCTTGAGCGTATGAGAACTGCTTGGGCAGTGGTGTGCCGTCCCGTATGTACAGTTCAGCAGCGGTGTGAAACTCCTTGCCGTAATGCGTAGCCTCAGTTTCCTGAAACGGATATTTGTTAAGCACCTTGACTTCGTGATACCTGCGTGGGCATCCTTCAAAATCTTTCAGGGCGCTGTGGCTCCACGTTACTGTTTTCATCAAAACCTCGCTGAGTTGATTGCAATGTTTAAGCGTTTGGCAAAGCCTTCAACGAAGTCCTCACGCTTGTTGAGCTTGTGTTCTTCCATGTCCCGCAAGATGGCGTGAACCAATTCATGCCAGAACGTTTCCTTGACATCATCAAGGTTGAACTTGCGCCCAGTCACACCGTTGCGTAAGCCCAGCTTGATCTTCTGCTCAAGGTACATCACACGCCCCATGTCCAGCTTGTCTTGCATGGCTTCAACAACTTCGACTGAGTACCATCGCTCACCTATTTTTATTTTCTTTGGCAGTGTTAATGCTGTCATTGTTTTGCTTCTCCATATCTACGGTGTGCACCACCGTCAGCGGCCAGAGGTATCCCCGGCAAGTACTTCGGCTCCAATGTCATCTGGCCCAAGACCCAAGGCTTGGCTTCAGCGACTTCTGCATCAGGCACCAACACGATCTGTTCATCGTGCACTGTGCCTACCACTGGGTACTTCTTCGATACCCTCAACATTCCATCGGTCATGACAATACGCGCTACGGCCTGCGTAACGTTATTGGTCAACTTCCCTGCATATAGCTTGGTAGCTTTTGGCCCGTATACCCACTGGCTCCTACCTTTGTCATCTTTTGTGCGTTTCAAATCTGGGTAGAGCAAGCTCATCCCGTTTGGCAATTCTATACGTTCCTTGCTGAATGTCAAACACTTGTGCTCGTAAACCCTACCCCCATACAAACTGTCCTCGATAAGCTGTGAGCACATGTCCCAGAAGGTAGTAACGGGGTGGGCAGTGGCGCGGTAGATGTCGATGATCTTCTTGGCTGCAAGGCAGTGCGTCAACAGCTCCTGCTGTGTACAGGTGTGTGGTATCTCCAGCATCTTGGTTACGTTGTCCTCCCAGTCAATGAACTTCTGGGCATACGCCTGATCTACGCCAAGTGTCTTAGCAAAAGCTTTCTCGTATCGAACAGGCGGTGCGCCGAGGAAACCCGTGAGGAGTTGTGAAGCGAACGAAGCCCAACCCAACCCATATCCGCAACCGAGCAACGCGCTTTTTGCAGACTGCCGTAGATCGGGGTGAGAGTCTTTAGATAGACCGGGTATGTTAAACATCTGCGCACCAAAGGCGGCGTAAGGGTCGCCACCAGCCTTGAATATATCCAGCATGTCTTGGTAATCTGCCAGCCATGCCAGAACCCTTGGCTCAATCTGAGATAGGTCACCAACGACGAGGGAATATCCTTCGGGAGCCATGATTGCCTTGCGTAAGAAACTGCCGCGCTTGAGGTTTTGCATGTTGATTGCGCTGCCCTTTGCTGCCGTCCAGCGACCCGAGAGAGCACCGTAATACGATAGCGGAACCGGTAGTTTGCCGCGCTGACTGATGTCAAGAAATCGCTGTGCCCTCGTTCGTTCTGTCGTGGATTTAACTTTAAGGCGTGCTTCACAAAGGAGGGCAACATCTTCACGTTCACTGTTGAGCAACGCTTGGAACATGGCATCATTCTTGGCGAAAGCGAACGCCGCTTTGCCGGTAGTTTTACTGACCTTAGTCGGGGGAGTAACCCCGAGGCTTTGAAGTACGTCAGCAAACTTCGGGTTCGATGCAAGCTCAGCCTCTTGTATGCCGAGTCGTTGAAGTAATCCTTCACGTAGTTCTCCTTCTTCTGTTAATGCTTTGATGAGCATCTTGCTGTCAAGCTCAAGCCGTGGTCGTGTGTACATCTTGAGCGTCATGTCGATGAGCCGTAGTTCCGACGTAGGGTAGCCTTCACTGAAGCGCTTGAAGATTTCTTCACACAGGTATACATCATGCGCACAGTAATCCGCAAGCGCTGCTTCAATATCTTCTGTAATAACAGCCAATCCATTAGTGGAGTGAACAGCTTGTCCTTTGGCGGGGAGACCAAAGTCGAGCGCCAGCTTCGCAAGGGAATTACCAACTTCCACGCCGCGTAAAGCGCGGCCCATTGATAGTGTGTCAAAGATGAAGGCTGGTCGTGCTCCGTAGACCCACTCCATAATGGATACATCGAACTGTGCGTTGTGCGCCAGCACTGCGGTTCGTCTCCAGTCAACTCCAGAAAAGTATTCACGTAGTCCCTCTCCTCCAACCCAGTCAGTTGGGCTATCAGTTCCGAACTCATGTACGCACGCTCCGAACGCCTTAAATCTTGTATCACGTATGTACTCCTCAGTTGTCATTTTTGATAACGTGTAGTCTTTGCTGTCCCACCGAGTTTCAAAGTCGATGGTGACTATCTTGTCAAACGGTTTAGTCAATTAAATGCCTCCTTTGGGGGTGCGCCAATAACGTTCAAGTAGCCGAAAAAATCATTGGCTTCCAGCATAAGTTCTGCCGCCTCCATCTCGTTGCAGTTGAGCGTGACGATACCGCCCAGCTTGTCGCTACCGTGGAACAAGATGACCGCTTGCTTCCCATCAGGGCCATAGCACTGAATGAGTTCAAGTATCACCATCTTGAAATGTTGCTTCTCATCGTCATCCATCAGCGCCAGCCGCGCTTCTAAGTTTTGTTCTGTATCCATTCTTTGATCTCCCATAGTTGGTTAATGTTTTCTTCGTTGACGACAAGGGCGTAGCCCCCGGCGTTTTGTATTCTGGTCAACTCACGTTCTTGCAAGGCTGTTGTTGTCCCCCTCCCTGCCTTGCACTCTATACCAAGGAACTGCCCGTCAAGGCATCCGATGATGTCAGGTATGCCAGCCCGACCCATGCCGTTTTGCATAGGTGAGAAATGGTACACCCCCATCTGGTCAAGTATCTCCTTGACCTTCTTCTTTACTTTCGCTTCAGGTGTTAATGCCATTTAGTAATGCCCTCCTAATTTTTATTTGCAAACGTTTGGCTTCAACCATTTCAGGTGGAATATCTTCTTTCTTAAGCCTAGTCTTTCTGCTCAATGCGTGACGAACATCCCCATCCGTCAATTCTTCGTTTCGTTTTGCAGCATACTCCTTGTCTTTTATTTTTCGTTCTTCGCTACTTGAGTACACACGCTGGTTAGCGTTTAACTTTTCGCGGTGCACCTCTCGGTACTGCGCTGTGTAAGCAAGTATTTTGTCTTTGAGTTTGTGGTAACGGGCTTTTGCTTTTTCATTTTTTTGTTTGCGGTTGCGTTCACGGTAGACAGCTTGATATAAATTTAAACAAGCTTTGCAAGCCGCTTGCGGTTTCAGATTGAACGCAGCAAGCGGCTTTGTCTCCAAGCAGCGGCAACATTGTTTAGTTGCCTCCGTCATTAGCCCTCCAAAAAGTTTATGCTGGGTTTCTCATCCCGTAGTTCGGCGTACTCAAGCTGCACCTTCTGCACGTTGATGATCTTACCTGCGGTGTTATTCATCTCCGCCGCTGTCTTCACATCAATCGTGCCATTTTTGAGTGCCGTGTACAGGTCAGTCAAGTGGTTGTTCAGTTCAGTTATGCTCTTCATGCTGTTATCTCCTTTAGTTTCATCATGTAATGTCTACACTTACCTAAGTCATCACTCCCCTCTTTACGTCCAGCACGCAGTGCGTACTTGATAACGTTTCCTTTCAGATAGCCGACGAACTCCTCGTGCGTCAGCACTGACTCCATTAGTTCCCACGGCTGCACGGCCATCTCCTTGTAGTGGTTGCCGCTGATCTGTAAGTCGTCAGCCCGTGTGCCGTTGAAATGTTTATCCATGCTCATGCGTACTCCTCATCATCTTCTAGTGTGTGAACGATCTTGTTGTGATCGTGGCGTTTGTGAATGTCGTCAATGACCAGTGGGTCTACGCGCTCGAATGGGTTCCAGTCGTTGTACTCACGCACTCCATCGTAGACCGGACGTTCTTTTGTTTGTTTTCTCTTAGCAAGCTTCGCAGCCACTTTGTCCCCCCGAGTTTGATCCATTCCTGATACTCCCCTTCTGTTAATCGTACGCCCACTGCTCTGCCGGACTTGGTCAGCTCACTCTTTGGTCTTGGCACTTGTGATCCTCCCCCGCTGTTCGTGTTAAGAAAATAAGCTGGCACTTGGTACATCTGTACACAAACCCCTGCTCTACGATTGTGCTGCGCTCTCCATGTTGGCCGCGCAGCTTACCCCAAAATGTTCTGATCGCTTCAATCATCATCGTCCTCTATGCTGTCGTTTATCAGTTGTTGTTTGACCAACTCCAACACACCAATCACTGTTGCCATGTATAGCGTCTCGTCGTACTTATGTACGGCTGCAAGCAGGTCGTCAACCAAGCCGTCAGCCAGTTTTCCTTGATTTAAAATCACGCGGTCTTCTCCTGATATGAAATGTGTCTGTCGTACAACTTTGAAATTGTTTCACGGTCAATGTAGTAGTTGCGCACCAGCGCAAGTTCCTTGATGTCTTTTATCAATGCCGCCATTGCATTCTTGTGATGCTTGTCATCAAGGTTGTATTCTTCTACCAGTTTGGCTCGCCATATCTTTTCGTTTCCATGTACTCGTAGATGTCTCATGTGTAGTCTCCTTCTTCTGTATGCTCCAGCAGCCGTTTCTGCAAACGAGCAATTCGCTTTTCGTTGTACTGAACAATGGACACGGCGTACTCGACAGCAGACTCCGCTTCCAGTTTCTTCTGGTGTGCTTCACGCAGCTCCTTGGCTATGATCTCCCGCAGCGTCCTTGACCGCAGAATCTCACGGATAAATTTACTGACTGCTTCTCTCATTCATCCCTCGCTTTCAGCATAAAGTCTGCCATTTGATAGCAGTTTTTGGCTACAACATCATCATCACAGTCTTCTAACTTGTGGTTGGTTAAAACTGCTTGCATAGCTTTTGCTGCAAAGTAGTCACGCAATGTCATGCCGTTTTGTGGCGTACCAAGTTCAATGAATGGTGTTTTTGGAAATGCTGGTGGGTTGTTCATTTCTTCATCTCCCTGATGTAAACAGCCAGCGAATCAGTCGTGTCCTTGCCAAAGCCTTTGAGCTTCTCAACGTGCAGCGCCACTTCTTCGATGATGTTGTTGCGTGTCTGTGGAGGCTCCATCTGTCGCTTGATAATCTCTTGCCTGATTCTGCTGGTGCGCTCAATGTCATTGAACGCTTCGTCCTCTGGTGTTGGTCTGTTGAACTCAGTCATCTCGCCCTCCGTTTTGCATCCAGAATACAGCCCATCCGATCAGGGCACAGATAGCAATCAGCGCGACTGCACCAAACGCCATCAACGTTATCGTCACGAGTACGTCCCACATATCAACCTCCAAAGATTTTCTTGAGGGCATCGTACAGGGTGCGTGCTTGCATCACACTCAAACTGTTTATGATTTCTACTTCTCTCTTTACCCACGACACCGCTGGCGCTGGCGTAGTATCGACCTTCAACGCGGCGATGCCTGCGCTTGGTGACTTACTCTTGATCTGCACGATCTTGTTCACACGCTTGCCCTCTGATCTGAAATGCTTGGTTGACTTTAGCGGTGTGTACTCAGGCACGATAGTGGTGTATCTACCGTTGGCATCTTTCTTTGCAAATCCTTGCTTAACGTACTGCGTGATGAGTGAACCCACTGACCCTGTGTTGAACCCTTGCTTGGTTAGTGTGGTACGTATCTCCTTGCTGTTTTTGTTAGGGTTGTCTCGTATGTAGTTGAACGTCTCTCGTGACACGTTGTTGGTTGGTTTGAATATTTGCGGTAATGTGTTTGTTGGCACTGGCTTCTCCTGTTGTGTTTGTTGATCGTCTTGTTCCCATGCTTCGAGAACTTTGCTCATTTCACTTTTTAAGTCTGGCATTGCTTTCTCCTTGAATAAAAAATGTACCTCGGTTTCCCGAGGTTGTCAATGGTTGGACAATGTTAGTGTCCACTATCGGTCGCTATTGGTCGTTATCGTCCTTATCGGCGTACTCCACCGTCCAGCCGAGTGCCTCGAAGACAAGCTCGATACTCACGTCTGGTAAGTCTTGGGCTACGACTGTCGCAATCTTGTTCTGCTTGTCGATACGCACGACGGTGCTTGATCGAGGGATGCCCCAGATGCCGTTGTCTCCAATCAGCGTCAGAGCGTGCGATAGCCATAGCTTTGAGTTCTCCATACCCTCTGGGGTTTGCAGGTCGTAGTTGTTCTGGTTCATAGTCTGGTCTCCATACAAAAAGGTCAAAGGTTATCGTGAGGATTGCCAACAGGTAAATCAGATTCTTCAAAGTCATCATCCACCTCCGTGTTAAGTTTGTCTGCTTGCTCTTGTGCTTCATCCCACGATGCGTACACACCACCGTCACTTTCACCATCCTCATCAATGACAAGGTATCCATCCTCGCCATCATCGTTACATACCACGTTCCACTGCACATCCTCATCGCCTAAGTGCTTGGCTAGCAGTGCGTCATCGTGCGCATCTAAGTTTTTCATGAATGTTCCTTTCAATATGCGTCTAAGAATTTACCATCATCATCGAGCAGTACATACCCGAGGCGCTCGCTACTGTCCATCATGTCCTTCGTGGTATGTATTGCGTCAAGCGTATCAGCCAAGTCACCACCGCACGCATACAACGTGCGGTACTCGGTCTGCAACCCGCCGATCTCTTTGAGTCCACCCATCTTCTTTGCCTCGGCATAAGATGAGTACTGACTTCTTCTCCAGAAATATAAAATCATTCTGCTATCTCCTCGTTGTAATCTTCAATCATGTGCCCTGCTATCTCGTACCAGTTCACATCCTTCAAGAACGCAAGCGCGTAGTCCAGCGCAATGTTCGGTGCGTGTGGGTCGCTCACGCTCATGGTGATTACCTCCTCGGCGTAGTCCTGCAACACATGGCGCAGTTGTTCAACAGGCAAGCCCAAGTCAAACATATTCTCGATCTCAAGCCCATCGAATATCTCAAGGTTCACACGCCATGTGGCGTAGTTAGTCCAGCCGTTGTATTTTGTATCACTCATTTACTTCTCCTTTAGTTTAAAAAAATGGGGGTAAGCCTACCCCCATTACACGTTACACAAGCGCGAGCTTGTGTGACCAGTTCATGTAGTAGCACGCAACGTCAGCTACGTTACCATGCAACCCATTGTCTACAGCATCCAGCAAGGCAACTGTGTCACCCGCAAGGAATGACTGGTAGATGCTGACTTCAAGCGCGGACATATCTTTAGTCGTAGTCCACTGCGTACCCGCGCACACCAACACATTGCAGAGAATGTTTATAGTAGTCTCAGGCACCTGCTCAAGCAGATCGGACAACGCGTCAGCATCCGCACTCATGACGATCTCAAGCAGATCGCTAGGCTCGACAATGAACTCAGGCACAGCATCTTCAGGGAACTCATAGTCATTCTCGTCCCATGCAAGGTCATGCGCTGACAACTTGCGCGGCTTGATGCTACCCAAAACATCATCGTCATCCTTCCACGTATTAGATGGCAGTGAGCGATAGCCGCCGTATGTGTCATCGTAGTCAGCCATAGTGTCGTAGTAACGCGCAGCATACTTGGTCGAGTACTGGTACGAGGGGATCAAGCGGCTTGGTCTCCACGCATACGTGTTGCTGAACCACAGCCCGTCATGCTCAACGCCTTGGTCGTAGTTGACATGGCTCATCTTGCCGTCACCATCCATGAACACGAAGCGGTTGTCACCGATGAACTCGGCAAGCATATCGCGGAACTTCTCGTTGTGTACCAGCGGTGGATGGTCAGCCGTAGGGCTGGCAAGATAGTCACGGATGAAGTGCCATGTGTCGGACTTGGTCTTGTCAGCATCGTTGCCTGTGTGCAGGATGCCGTTGTGCATCATCGCTACGTAGCCCGGAATGACATCGTAGGGATGGCAGTTAGTCAGGTCAGTGTGACCATGCGTAGTCCAGCGAAAGTGAATCGCAAGCTCACGCGCATCGTTGGGTAACTTGCTGATGAAGTGAGTCGCATCAGCGAGAGACTTAGGCAACTGCTTGACAACCTTCAAGCCCTTGGTCGTGGCATACATGATGCCGATGCCATCAGGGTTGCTGGTGAAGATGTCGCTGAGCAACGCGTGTGTGTCGAGCAGAGTCGAACGGATTTTGGCAGAAGTGCCAGTGATGATTAAACACATGATTAGATTCCTTTATAAATATTAAGACGATACGGTGAGGTTGTCAACACAGGTTGACTCGGATGGGGCAGCATTCTTAGCACCGACACGGCGGCGGATGCCGTACCAGTCGGACAGATGCGGATAGCGGTTGTCCGTAGACTTGAGCCACTTGAGGAACGATGCACCGTTCAAGTCACGCATACTTGCAACGCGACAGAACATGACGACCGCATGAGTGAACTCGATCTGGGCAAGCAAGCGTTCTTTCTTGAGGGATGCACGGAACACACGCAGCTCGATGGTGTTGAAGTTGCGCTCACCGACGTAGTACACACCCAAGCGGCTAGCCTCGGGGCTACGCAAGCAGGTCGTGTTGACCATGTAGTAACGGCTCGTACTCTTACCCTTCAATGCCTTGTTGGGATTCTCCATAGCTTGCTGCCCCTCGGCGGCACAGTAAGTACGGGCTTGCTCGTCAATGTGTGGATGACGACCTGCGAGCTTGCGAACGAAGTCAGCATTCTTCTCGTCATTGATGAACATGATGAACTTGCCCAGCGTCAGACGAGTGAACGCACGAGAGTCGATGTGAACGTGCATACCGCACTTGTTGGTGTTCCACGCACGATACTTGCTGTCGATAACCCACGCCTTGAAGCGTGCGATGTGGTCATGCAGACCACGGGGAGCCGTGACAACCTCGACACCACCCGAGGGCAACGAACCATCAGACTTACAGATGATGTAGTCCTCACCCAACTGGGTACGCAGATCAGTGACCGCCTCGGAGACAAACCCGCTGGTCACAAGCTCGACCTCGACACCCATGTGGAACTCACCGAACGGAGACGATGTGAACGACCCGTCCTTGTCAAGCAAGTCAAGCACGTTAGTGCTGTAGCCCATGAGACTACTCGTGTCGCTGTCGCTATCACTGTCCTCATCACTGTCCTCATCGTAGTCAGGCTCGTGCTCGTAGTACTCCTCGTTGCCGTCATGCCAGTACGCTACGTCGCGCAGCATCAGGATGCCCGTGTCATAAGTCTCAATGACCACACTGGTGTTCTCTGCACAGTGCTGGCAGTAGTCCCGATAACGTCCGCCGCCGATGCGTACTGTGCTGCCGTTGCCTGTGTGATCCCAGTGATCGCAGTAGTAATCAGTAAGACCGAAGCTAATGCCGTGCGTTTGGAACGCATCGTGTGCGGCTTGGGCTATGCGTCCATGCACCTCACTCTCTACGTCGTAGTCATCCATGAACGGCTGACTGAACAAGTCCTCGTCTTCCTTGATCGACTCGGCGATGAGTGCGCCCATGCGTGTGCAGAACTCTTTCTGTAACTTGAACCCGTACTCACTGCGATAGGTAGCGCCCTTGTAGCTGATACGCCACTGCACAGGGTTGCCAAGCATCCTGCTCAGTCGATTCTCCATGTCGCTGATGATGCCGCGCATCATCTCGCGCTTCGTGCCCCAAGACAGGGTGTCACACAGCGCACCATACATACGATAGGTGAACGGCAAGCCCCACGTCATGAACCACTTGAGCAGGTCACCCGTGACTTCCTCGACTGTGCTCGTGGTCGCAGCGTTGTGGTGATCAGCTACATCCTCTGCGTACGTTTTAGCAGCGACATCGAGCGCAGCTAAGTCAGTGATGATCATCTCACGCATGGTGCGAGGGAGCATATCCCAGTCATCGTAGTCAACACGGGCACGATCAACCCCGAGCTTGCCGTAGCAACAGCGGTTGACAGTCAACCCAGTGAAACGATTGAACGCGTTGATGAACACGAGCTTGCGGACTTCTGCCGCGTTAACGATTGAAACCATGTACATTTTCATGATGCTTCTCCAGTTGATTTTGATTTAGTTTGTGTGTGAGACACACGTCGATACAGCGAGAGAGAATTTCTCTCTCACTTGTTGACAGGATGATTAGTCCTGCGTTGTGAATGGGTTGCTTGCAAGTGCAGCGATCAACTCATCCATGTATTCCTCATCGCTAAACCTCGCTATAAGTGCGTCACTCACTTTCTCTAAGTGCTTCTTTTCGGGTGATTTATAGAACCCGTCTGGCTCGTCTTCACACCAAGCGCCTAAGTTAAAAGCCCCCATCCAAGGTAGCCATGTATAGGGCACAGTGAATCTTCCTATCGTTATCTCCACTGTTGGAAACTTAATGTTATTGACTGCTTGTTCGTAGTCCTTTATTGCTTGTGCGTGACTCATTCGTCTTCTCCTTTGTTAACTTCAAAATATCCAAGCCATTGCGTTCCCTCGACTTGGGGTTGAAACATATTGATGTCGTATGGTGTGTCGTGTGGTACAGGTACTAGGTACAGGTTGTACGAGTAGCCGTACTTCTCCATGATGGACAGCAACTCACGCAGGTCGCGTGTGGGTGTGGTCTGCGCCCAGTCAAACGCACTAGCGGCAAAGAAGTGCAGTTTGTAAGGCTGATTGTTGATGGGGTCTCCTCGCATTACTGAATCGCGTTCTGCTTCAAGGGTGAACCACTCAACGTGCGTAACCTCA